TACTGGTATTAAAACTAAAGTTATTAAGCAATATTTACCAGTGATGAACAGGTTAATTAATCAGTATTTACAGATACTTGATTTCTTTGTATCGTTCCATTTAGATGAAAACTTCAATGAAACAATAAGGTCTAGGCATCGTGACTCATTTAATTATGCATCATTCTCAGAAGGTGAGAAACAAAGAATAGATTTATCTCTTCTTTTTACCTGGAGACAGATAGCTAAAATGAAGAACAGTGCAGCATCGAATCTACTTATATTGGATGAAACATTCGATTCAAGTCTAGATATAGATGGCATCGATAATCTTACAAGAATACTCGATACTCTTGAAGATGGAAGCAATGTATTTATTATATCTCACAAAGGTGATGTATTAGAGAACAAATTTAGAAGTAAAATTGAGTTCTTTAAAGAAAGAAATTTCTCAAAAATCAAGTGAGGGGCTATAGCTCAGTTGGGAGAGCGCCTGGTTTGCAACCAGGAGGTCGTGGGTTCGATTCCCTCTAGCTCCACCACATGTGAAAATAATTAGCACTCTTAACACCTTTTAAAAATTATTTTCACCAAAGTCGTTTACATTTGCAGAGAACTATGGTATAATATACATATTAAATCAAAAAGATAAGGAACCTCGATGATTAAACACAAAAGCACCCTCGCAAAACTAATGGCTAGAGAAAACATTACTGTGCAATACGGTAATTATCAAACAGCTTGGTTTGACATTAAAAACAGAGTACTTGGATTACCTATGTGGAAAGACATGGGTAAAGACGTAAGTGATTTACTTATTGGACATGAAGTTGGCCATGCATTGTTTACACCATTCGAAGGTTGGCATGATAGCCCTGAAAAGCTAGAAGGCTGTCCTCGTTCTTATATTAATGTTGTTGAAGATGCTCGTATCGAAAGACATATAAAAGAAGCATACGTTGGTTTAGTAGGTCCTATGCAAAGAGGATATAGGAAACTATTTGATGATGGTTTCTTCGGTGACACAGCGTCCCTCGAGTGGGATAACGTAAAGTTGATTGATAAAATCAATTTGAATGCTAAAGTAGGGAATCTGCTTGATGTACCTTTTTCTGATGAAGAGCAAGTGTATATGGATAGAGCTATGAAAACAGTAACGTTCGAAGATGTTACTAATCTTGTAAGAGATATATTACAATATACTAAAGATAACCAAGAAGAGTTATTAAATCCACCTGAGCTTCCAGAGATTGATTTACCAGAAGATGGCGAAGAAGAGCAAGAAGAACAACAACCTCAAATGGGTCATGATGATATGCAAAGTTCAGAAGACCAAGAAGATGCTCAAGCAGAATCAAAGCAAAAAAGCAATCAATCACAACAACCAACTGAAGATAAAGAAGTCGAAGAAGATAAAGACGCTGAAAGTAAAGGTAGTGTTGAAGAAGATATATCAGAAACTGATGAAATATTCAGAAGAAAAGAACATACTCTTTTAGATACTGATGAATATGGTAACCAAGTTTTAATTGGTAATGATTTTAATAAAGAAGTTGCTAAAAGAATTGTTATACCTTATGCTCAACTAGCAAAAGAAAGAAAAGCAAAAATTGCTGAAAATTTTACATATCTAAATGACGTAGTCAAAATGGATGAAGATGATTATTGGTATGATAAAAGAGAACAACCTCTTACGTATGATGAAACATTAGCTAACTATAAGTCATACATTAAAGAAGTTAAAAAGAATGTCAACTTTGCAGTTAAAGAATTTGAAATGAGAAAAGCTGGATATAGATACACAAGAGCTCAGACAGCAAAAACAGGTTCTATCGATGTTAACAGATTATGGTCTTATAAAACTAATGATGATATATTTGCTAGAGTCACAAAATTAGCTGATGCTAAAAATCATGGAATGTTCATGTTAATCGATTTTTCAGGTTCAATGAATGATATTATGGGAGATGTTCTTGAGCAACTTATCCATTGCATAGTGTTTTGCAAAACAGTCAATATACCTTTTGATGTTTATGGTTTTACAAATCAAAACGTTTCACTCGGTGGCGGATGGAATGGAGATAGAAATGTATTTCCAATCGATTCTGAAGTTGACCACGGTGGATTATCACTACCTCAACTTATTACTTCAACTCTTAAAAAGAAAGATTACGAAGAAGCATTACAATCACTATATGTAAGAATGGAATTCTGCAAAGATGACTACACATATAGAGAAAGATTAGTTATCAGTAGAAACGAAGAGTATGGTTCTACCCCACTGAATGAGGCTCTAATACACAGTCACAAAATGATTGATGGATTCAAAAGGGCTAATAATGTGGACAACATGAACCTAGTCGTAATATCTGATGGTGATGCAAATGGATTAAGAATTGCTAAAGACAGAGATATGAAAATTGAAAGAACTATATCTGATAGATGGGGCGGTGCTATAATAAACATTATGGGCAAAAATGTTAAGCTAAAAGATACAAGAAGAGAAGGAACTAAAAGCCTTTTAGAAAACTTACAAAAACAGTTTGGCCTTACAACGATAGGATTTTTCCTAGCTGATAATGGACATAACTTTAAATACAAAATATCTGATTGCGATACTTCAGCTGATATGTGGAATAATGGCATGAAAAAATACAATAGAGAATACGCAAAAAACAAATGCGTTACGTTTAAAGACGAGCTTGGATACAATGAATTATACATTGTAAAATCTTGGAAAGGAGCATTATCTACTGACGCTACTGAATTCGAAGTTAATGAAGACGCTTCAAAGGGTCAATTAACTTCAGCATTTAAGAAATACAGTAAGTCTAAAAAGCTTAACAAAACACTATTAACGAACTTCGGTAAGGCGGTAGCAGAATGAACAACACTATTCTGCAAAGTATTTCACCTAAAAGTGAAAATAAACCTTTACAAACACGTCGAACTATGGTATAATATACATATATAAATTGATAAGGAGAAACTATATTATGAATAACTTGAAAAAATCTACCCAGATAATTCTCAAAGAACTTGCTACCAGATACCCTGATAGTACTGAGTTCAGAAAAAACGCAATCGTTGAAGTCGGAAAAGAGTTCGGCTATACCGGTAAGGATTGGGACCCTTTAATGCAAAAAAATAACAGAGTCAAAATTGGTACATACAATTTGGCTGGACTTATTGAACCATTAAGAGAAACAATGGTATCAAACTCAGTGGTTAAAATGCCACAATCAGCTGCTCAAATGCAGTCAATAGTAAACGAAGAAAAAACCTTCGCTAAAACAGATAAATCATTCGTACCTTGGGGAGCATTTTCTGACATTGTAAAAATTGTCAAATCAAATATGTTCTACCCAACATACATTTCTGGTCTTTCAGGTAATGGTAAAACTTTTATGGTAGAACAAGCTTGCGCTAAAGTAGGCAAAGAGTTTATCAGAGTTCAAATCAATCCTGAAACAGATGAGGATGATTTACTTGGTGGCTTTAGACTTATCGATGGAGAAACAGTTTTCTCTAAAGGTCCAGTTCTTAAAGCAATGGAAAATGGAGCTATCCTCTTACTTGATGAGATTGATAGAGCAACAAACAAAATTATGTGCTTACAAGGAATCCTTGAAGGCAAACCAGTACTTGTTAAAAAGACTGGCGAAATTGTAGAGCCGGCAGAAGGTTTCAATGTAATCGCAACAGCTAATACTAAAGGTAAAGGTTCAGAAGATGGTAGGTTCACAGCAGCTTCAATCATTGATGACGCTTTCCTTGAAAGGTTTACAATATCAGTTGACCAACAGTTCCCATCTCTTAACATAGAGAAAAAGATTGTTATAAAACACATGGAAAAATTCAATTGTATCGACATGGACTTTGCTGATAAGCTAGTTCTTTGGGCTGATATTATTAGAAAAACTTTCTATGATGATGGTGTCGACGAAGTTATTTCAACTAGAAGACTATGTCACATTGTACAAACATTCTCTATCTTTCAGAAAAGAGACAAAGCAATTGACTTATGTATTTCAAGATTTGATTCTGATACTAAAGAAGCTTTTCTTGACTTATACAGTAAAGTAGATGCTGATGAAATTGTCGAAGAGACAGGAGACATTAATGCTGAAGAAACTTATGAAGTCTAATCAAATTGATTACAAATTTAACGAAGGAGCTCTTGTTGAAGAGCTCAAGAGTTATATAGACAAAACTTATGGCGGTCACTATTCAAAGAATCAGTTTCAATCAACTGAATTCATTATTGATTGTGGACATGGCATGGGTTTTGCTTTAGGAAACGTACTTAAGTACGCTCAAAGGTATGGTAAAAAAGAAGGACATAACAGAGCTGACCTTCTCAAGATTTTGCACTATGCTATAATCGCTCTGGATTGCCATGATAAAAATGAAAACTAATCGTTTACATTACAATGAAAGTATGGTATAATAGTTATATAATGGAGAAAATATGAACTTATCTAACGACACCTTGAATGTGTTAAAAAACTTCGCAACAATAAATCCAAATATTGTTTTCAAACCAGGACAAAAACTGAAGACTATTTCAGAGTCCAAAACTATTCTAGCTTCTGCTGAAATAGTTGAAGACTTTCCACAAGAGTTCGGAGTCTACGACTTAAACGAATTCTTATCAGTCTTAAACCTTATTGATAATCCTACATTAGAGTTTGAAGATAAAGCAGTATTGGTAAAAGGTGGTGGACAAAAGATTAGATATTTCTTTTCAGAAAGCGATATCCTAACCACTCCTCAAAAAGATATTCAGATGCCAGAACCAGAACTTGGAGTTAATATCGAAGAAGATAAACTAAATCAGATTCGTAAAGCTGCTGCTGTTCTTGGTCATACTGAACTAGCTATAACAGGTAATGATGGAGTTATTACAGCCTCTGTACTCGATACAAGAGACTCGACTTCAAACCTATTTGAAATAGAGCTAGATAGAGACAATTCATGTAAAAATGGATTTAACTTCGTGGTAAGTATACCCAACTTGAAATTGCTACCAGGCGATTACTTTGTAAGCATAAGCTCAAAGCTAATCTCTAACTGGACTAATAGTAATTATCCTGTTGATTATTTTATCGCTCTTGAGAAAAACTCAAGCTACGATGTATAAATACATTGTAGGAATGGAAGATGCCGCATGGGGCGGGTCTTTTAATTTTCGTAAATATGCATAGGAGAAAATTATGTCAGAAGATGTAAATACAAACGTCGAAACTGGAACAGAAGAGCAACCAGCTGGAGCTCAACTTAGTCTACAAGACATCTCAACAATGGTACAAGTAATTGACCTTTGTTCTAAAAGAGGTGGTTTTGAAGGTCCTGAGTTGGAAGCAGTAGGTGGTCTTAGGTCTAGAATCGTAGCGTTTCTAGAAGAAGCTTCAAAAGGTCAAGAAACGCCAGAAGGCGCGGTACCTGAAGTAGCTGCTACTGAAGACGATTCGTCAGAGTCGTAAACCAGACGAGGGGTGAAACTCCCCTCAAATTTTATTATTAAGGAATACATTATGAACAACAATGAACAAGCCAAATTGCTCAAGGCTTTACAAAAAGGGCAAGTCACAGTCACATTTAGAAAAATAGATACAGGCGAAATAAGAATCATGCCTTGTACTCTTAATCCAGAAATGCTTAAAGCAAATGGAGTTAAAACAGAAATCAGCTACACATCTAATGAGATGGAAGCTTTTCCAGTATGGTCATTAGACAAAAATGCATGGAGGTCTTTTAGGTTAGATACTGTAGAAGGTTGGGAGGT